ATTTTCTAATGCTTTAGCCAGACCTCTATGGCCTGACCCTAATTGTAAATTACCATCTAAATTTATTAATTGTGCTACCGCACGATGTATAGCCGCCGGCAACAGTTGATCCGGAAGATCAATCCGGCTTGTATTGTCCGTTTTCGGCTCTGGCCTTGCGTAATAGAACACCCTGACAGTAGAACTGTCTGATGAAGGAGTTTTATTAAAGACTATTTTTACTGTATCTTCCTGCCATTTGCCGGCTGTAGCGTCAGCGCCATATCCTGAACTTGTATCTACTGCTACGGTAAAAGTATTTGCATCAACCACTGTAACCGCGAGTCTTTTACCGTTAAGCGCATTAACGCTTGTAGCAGTTAAATCAAGTCCAACTACTTCGCTGAAAATCGCAAAATCCCCGGAGTCAAGCCCGTGAGATGCGGCAGTAATTGAACATGGATTAGCTCTTGTCCCGGCAGTAAGGCTGCCGGATGTTGCGTCCGTTCTCAATGTATAGCCAATATTCGAAATTGTGTCCTCATCTGTACTGAAAAACATAACACTATCATCAATGTAAGGCACTGCTCTTGTTGAACCAGAGCCATCTACAAGTTCAACTTTAAAAATCTTATTAGACCGCTTTTCATCGGTCAGTACATACTCTTTCCCTGAAACTGAAAAACTTGCACGAACTGATTTTTTCACCAAACGCAATCCAATATTCTCCACTTCCTGATCAAAAAACATTGCTTTTAATGTTTCCGTAACTGGAAAACCAAGTTCCGCTTTACCGACTGCGGCGTCAATTAATTCGTATGCTTCTCTATATCTCATTATTTCTTTTTCTTTAATCTTTTCTTACGTTTCTTTTTCATAATCTTCAATGAACTGACAAGTTTTGTCTGCCCATCAGAAAAACCGGTTGCGCCAGTACCGTATGTTGTTTTATCAGGCATATTTTTTCCTTCTTTGTTGTTTGGGGGGCGGAAAACCGCCCCCACAAACAGTTTAACTGAAAGTAATCAGACTTATTACGAGAGCTTCAAAATAGCATGAGTTTGTTCATTCCGAGCTTCCGGGCCGAACTCCATCATCCATTCATCTGTTTGCCCATCACGACCATCTTTAACGATATCTCTGCGAAGTTGCATATCGCGACTTGCCAACGGACGAACTGCAAAGTTCGCCGGGTCAATCACAAGAGCATAATCTTCTAAAGCACCATTTAAGAGAGGGTGAGGAATAAAGTCTAATTCACCAACTGCGCCAACGAATCGACGCACACGAATACCAGCGACCTGTGAAGAATCACCAAGATCGTAGGAAGCCGTTGCTGCTGTTCCAGCTCCAGATCCCAAACGCACCATTGAGGCGAGTTTCTTCAGCCACTTGTTTGATGCAAACACTGTTTTACGCATTGAGCCATCAATCAGATCGTGGAATATGTATTCGCACGCACTGTCCAAATCATCCATTGTACCAGCGGAATAACCCACTTGTAAGTTTGAGTTACCGCGACCATCATTGGTCTGGATAAATCCTGTGCCAGCAGAATCGCCAATACCGAAACCTGCGAAGGTTCGTTTTGGATTTTCTGCTGTAGCATCGAGCGAATAGTCACCATTAGACAACAGTGCATATTCACAATCAACCTTGATTTTTGCCAGTTTACGTGCTTGAAGCCGAGCCAGTTCTGATCCGCCATAATGTTTTGAAGCATTGGCAGTTCCGGTAATGGTGTAAGGTTCACGGAAAATCTGTGTGCAGTTCTTTAGTCTGCGAACTTTTTTCCGTGTTTCTACACCAACTGCGGCACCTTCAGCAATTCCGGAAACTCCATTCTCTTGGATGAAGTAATCTGCATCCGCAAGGTTATGAAGACCAAAACCACTATTAGCGCCAGTCGGAGATATGTTATGACCGTAGTAAGCGGTCGCACTACCGGCATCATAAAATGCGCCAGCATTGTTAACATACGTTAGATTGATCCAAGCGTCAGAGTCACCTGTAAACAGGTCAACTCCATCAGCATTAGCTTCAATATACCAAACAGAATCACTGCCAACAGTACCTGTATGACAGCCAACGAATTGAGCAGCTTTGTGATTATTGGTATCACAGTCAACATTCACACCAACAGCCACACACAATACATGGGTGTTAGCTGTAGGCAATGTTGCCGTAGTCCCAGAAGTTTCTGTAAAAGAAACCGAATACACAGCGCCTGCTTCGAGGCCTTCCATCTGCGCTTGTCTATCAAAATTAAGAATAGATGCGCCGTTGTTGGCCCCTTGCGTTGGTTCGTATGCTGTATCAGAGATAGCTGTTGTAGCCGAGTTAGCCCCGGTATCAAAAACATCCTGTTTGATTGTTCGCTTGATCATGTACTCATCTTCCATCCACTCAAAAATGGGGACGGGAGTTACAGAGCTTTTCAATCCGAAAATGGAAAGAATTGGTGTTACATCGGGATTGTAATAGTGAATTTTACTTCCAAGTTCCAGTACCTGTCGTTGCGAGTCATCGGTGAATTGCAACGCTGTACCAGTACCATAAGTAGTAGCCATTATTATTTCCTTTTGTCAGGAGTGTAAGAATTAGAAAACTGCATTATACCATCCATAAACTCATTTGTTTCCTTATCTGACGAATTAAGTGGAGAAGGTGTAACTCCGCTGACACTCGCAAGGCTCGTTCGACCTCCCGAACCGGAAGATTGAGTATTGGATAGTTCATCCGGTACAGTTTTCTCTTTTCTTTGCTCACTCATGTGACGCCAGATATTGACAAGATTTTCAGGTGTAACAATCTTGGGATCATTAATAAAATCCCTGTACTCCTGAATATCAGTATTTGAAAGTCCAAGATTTTGCAATACCTTTTCTTCAGCCTGTACAGCTTCTTTAGCCGACATTTCCTGCCGGAAACCGGCAAGTTCTTTTCGGGCTTCATCTGCTCCCAAGCGAACAAGGTACTGATCATAAGCCTGCCGATACTTCTGTGAAGAAGAATCTTCGATATTTTCCTCGTAGGGATCATAATCTTCCGGTTTCTCCGGTGGCTTGGTTCCTTGACTTACACTACTGATCTCATCACGAAGTTTCGATACAATTTCCGGATTTTCATGCAGGAATGTGTCCAGCTGATCCAATTGCTTGTATCTGCCGTCCCTATCCCCTAATTCGTTTGTTATACGATCCTTCTCACTTTGCAGTTGTTTATAGGATTCAGCCAATTTATCACGGCCTTCCGGGTCATCCCGAAATTTGTTATCAATCAGCCAGTTTTCCTGTTCCTGCGCAGTCATCTGCCGCTGTGAGCCAGCACTTTCTTCAACAGAAACATCACCATCAACCTGATCTTCATCTGGAGAGCTTTTGCTGATTCCTTTATTAAACTCATTCAATGTGTCTACCATAAAGTCACCAGTTGGGTTATCTCCAGCTGTTGGTTCTGTTACCTGTGCTTGTTCATTAGCCATTCGATGCTCCTTTTTTTGTGCGGTTATCCACGTGCGGGAGCCGCTGTTTCAGAGTTAATCTCGTTTAGAACAGAAGATGCACCCTCTTTAACCTTTTTTGAGGCATCTCTCTGTCTCGCTTCTTCAAGTTTTGCGTTCGCCTTAACATTGCTCAAAGCCTGTTGTACTGGCTTGGTGGCTTCGGCAATTTCCGCCCTCATATTGGCGTGGAAAATTTCTCTTTCGCGGGTTTGCATATCGCCCTGCAGCTTTTTGAGCTGTTCTTCCATTTGTTCAACAGCACCGCGTAGCTGCTGAATTTCACTATGTCTGGAAATAAGGGACGCTTTATCCATATCACCCTGCATATTCATTATCACCTGTGTGCGGTCATATATACCGGCATTTAACAATGTCAAGTCCCGCTGTAGATCGGCGGCTGGTGATTTAGCTCTTGTACTGCCGACCACAACTTTTACATCAACTTTTGCAGACTGTACATCATACATTCGCATTACTGCCCCGGTCTTATCGTCAATCACCGGTTCATTCAGCATTAATTCTTTTGATTCACCGTCCGGGTTAACGACTCGTAGGATTCTTTGTGTATTATAGACAGAAGGCATCCATTCCTGCGCCACTCTTGCTGCCCGGGTGATCATATCGTATATCGGCAGGATTTTCCAATTTTGTTTTCTTGCCACCGCCTCATCCACGATTTGCGCTTCGCCCACTGAACCCGGCGCATCCGATGCTGAACCCTGCAGGTATTTATATGCGCCGAAGACCTGCTCAATGTCCATCTCATAGCGTTGTTTTTCTGTATACAGCTGACTACTTACGGAGGGCGGAGCGAACTCTTTAATCTTCTGCTCCCTCAAAGCACCCGGATTAACCCGAATTAGCGCATTTGGAATGTGCCACTTGTTAACTTCACCCGGATCTATCGCCCCGTCCTCGTAAAGCAGTTTAAAATTTGTTGTTGCGCTGGTATGTGATATTAACAGCGCCTCTGTTCTATTGAGCATCCGTTGCGGTGATTTTGAATGGCGCACATCGCCGGACGGATACGGTGTAGATGTATGTTCATTGCAGGCTGGTATAATAGGATATTTTGTAATTGGCAGGACTTCATCGTATATCAGCTGGTCTCCGAACAGAGCCACTTCGCGGATATGTTTTTCATAGACAAGTTCTTCCATAATGACATTTTCTTTCACCAGTTTGCCATAGCGTTCGTCTTTTGCCATTTCCTTATAGCCTTCGCGGGACAATTTCTGTGATTTGCCGGTATTAACGTCGGTAATCATCACCATTGGCACATTGACTTTACTGAAGCGCACATATTTACGAACCATTTCCTGATGATCTTTACCCACATCGTCCCTTGTCCACACCTGATCTCTGGAATATTTTCCGGAACCCTGCTCATTGACTTCGTAATCTTCTCTTGCTTCTTCGATTTCTTTTTCATACTGCGGGAACACAGAGATCAGTGATTTCTTGGTATGCAGGTCGGAAAATATCATTGAAGATGCGTCTGAAAAATCAGACAGCATTGTATTCGGATCAACAAATACGGATTCCGGCGATAACCGCCGCACCCGGACACCGCCTTCGCCACCGTCGACATTCCAATCGGGGAAAACATAGAAATAAGAAAGTCCTTTTACAATAAAATCTTTACAGGCTTTACGAAACTGCACGTCTCCATTTGATTCCCGCCATATCCAATCGAGCATCTGATTACAGACGAAGGCCATATCGTTATCCGTTTTACCGACAGGGCGCACATCCCATTCAGGGGAAGCCGCCGCTATGTTTGCCAACACAGTCTCAACTGCCGGCCTTATTTTGTTATTAGCCTCCGGCGGCTGTCCCACAGATTCAAGATATTCTTTTTGGGTATCTGTCAGTTGGTTGCCGAGATAAAAATCTTCATCTTCCGCCATTTGGTAACGCCATTCTTCGCCGGAAGATTGGAATAATTTATAATCATGCCATACGTCAGTATAGTCAACGTCTGGAAGGTTTAATTTTTTTATATTAATTGCCATCAGCTATAGAACAACTGACCGGTTTCCCAATCAGCCCTTATTTTACTTGTATCCGGTTCGACCCACACGCTGTCTTTGAGTTGCAGGTTTGGTTTCCACATATCGTCCAGCGCCCAGCGCAGTGCATCGAGTGTATCTTTTTTAGATGATCCTGTTTCCTTAAACTGCAGCAGTTCATCGATGAGGTCATAGTGTGTTTCTTTAACAAAGACAGCTTTTGATGCAAAGTACGGCTGCATTTGTTTAATGCGGTAGAATTTATTTTTAATAGCCTGTTTAGGGTTAATATTCAGAAACCGTCCAGATTCCTTACTGCGCCGCTGGATATAGTCAGCCAGCATCACATGGCCTGTTTCCTCAATTTTGATTGCCCGGGGATTATAGATATCAGACATAGCAAATATACGATCTGCGCCGTCCATTGGTGACACCTGTCCGCGGAAGTAGTCGATTACATAGATATTAAATTCCGGATCGACTGCAATAGTCATAATTACAGTATAGTCAGCTTTTTTATTTTCCGAGGAAGCTGGGTCAACGCCCATAAAAGTGTTAACAGGAACTTTTTCTTTGCCTTCTTTAGATATTTTCGTAACATAAGATTGACCGTTTTCAAAGGTATAGAAGCCATCCCAATACTGAATATCTTTTTCTTTGAATATACGAAACGCATCATCCATAGGAATATTCTGATATTCCTGATAAAAATAAGATACATGGCCTTCGGAGGCTAACCTGTCTTTTTCGGCTTTAAGCCATTTGTACGGTCTATGCTCCTTCCATAAAACTTGAACTTGTTTGTTCTTTTTATATTCTTTGCCGGATGCGGTAAATATACCTGCGCCCACATTTTGTGGGATTGCCTGATAGAACCGTGTTTTCCAACCTTTAACGATTCGCTCTCCAGCCTTACTGTATGATCTGCGACCAGCAATCCGGTTTAAATACGAACTGTCGTCGACAATAGTTCCGATAAAGCACAATTTAGCGTCTGTAGAGCCGGGGATTACAGCAGCATTAAACCAGCGTCTGAATTTTTCCCTTGACATCTCGGTCATCGTATTTGATTCACCTTCGCCGTCATCGACTATGGTTAATGTAGGTCTATATGGCCCATATTTCAAACCTCTAACTTTTTGACCGGTACCGCGGATCAATATTTTACACATTCCGGAGGGTTTGCCAAATTCATCAAAGCCGGTGATAACTTCTTTTTCTTCTTTTCCCCAAGTTTCGCCCATTCTATTGCCAAAATATTCATGCAGTTTTTTATTATACTCAATTTCATTGCCAATAGCTTCCAGCAGGTATTTGGACTGTGTTTCCGATTCGGAGATTAAAAGAACAAAGCGTTCTTCGCCAAAGAGCATTTGGTGCAGGGGGTAAATAAATGAGACGAGGGTAGTTTTAGCGTGTCCACGGGGGGCGACCACCGCCATTTTGTCGCCCTGTTTCAAGTGCAGGAGTTCATTAAAGATTTCCTTATGGAATTGCGGTGATTTACATCTCATGTGGTAGTGCATAGTGTTATTTTTTTCACCAAAAAGCACTTCAGCGAAGAAGAAAGGATCAAGATACATCCTTTGCAGTATTTTTTTGCGTTCAAGATCGGGCGACATTATCGTGATTTTTTAATTCAGACAATAGATTTTCAAGTTCCTCTATTTCGTTCAGCATATCGAGTATACAGGCTGTGATTGCAGGTGAAATGCTGTATGTATCACCTTCAATGCAAATAAACCCAACACGAATATTATCAATATCCTCTTTAAGTTGAATTGATGTTCTTTGTTTCTGTTCCACTTGAGCCATTTGTGATAATATCCACTAATTCTCTATCCGGGAGCTGTTTTTTATGCTGTGCCAGCAGCTTCTTATCACCATCGGAGAGCATAAATACAGTTTGTTCTGTTGTATTTTCCTTTTTTTCAACGTGGCCCATGATATCGCTCACCCTGTTCAGGGCTTGCAGGCGTGTACTGGCAGGTGCGCCACTATCCTCAATAAATTTCTTGTACTTTTTTGCAACATATTCATCATCAATACCGACTAACTCCAAACGCTCTTTCATTTTTCCTGCCATAACTTCTTTCACGCTATCCTTTCGTAGTATTGCCATTGCCCGACGAAGTGAACTTGACGGATTATTGTCGCAATAAACAGACATATAAGCATCGATAATGTGCGGAATCTTCCACAAACCGCGTTCATCAGGCTCATAGTTGTCCATAAGCTGCTGAATGAAAGCGCCCTGTAGCGCAGTAGGCTTAACATTCCTGACCAAGCCTTTTTTATACCTGATATCCCACTCGTAATCGGGCTGCCTGCAAGCAAAAATTGACCTTCTGTATGTGGGTGTTTCACCATATCCAGTCCGGATTAAATAAATATCCTTTTTTCTTCCTGTGTCATATTTCCGCCTGCCTAATACCTGTAAAACTATTCCGTCATCCGCAAGAATCCAATCATTCTTGGAAGCCTTACGCCAATCCTTGCAGTATTTTATGCCAAGATCGTCAGCCTCTGAAATTCTGTAAACCTCAAAAGTTTTGTTGCGACATTGTACTTGCACTTTCAAATGTACACAATAATTATATAAAAGTTTCATAGTTTTCTTACGCGCGCGCTCTTTTACTTACACTATGCTTACTACATATACATATACATATACATATAGGGAGCCTTTCACTAACCCTTTACTTAACCCTTTATGAAAGGCTTCCGGGAAGGGTTCTTTTATAGAAGAAGAATAAAGGCTTAACCCAACCCTTAAAATATAAAAATGATACCATTATGATATCGTTTCCTATTTACCGCAAAATTTAAGAAAAAAAA